GTACCATTCTCATCCTTGTAGGTGGCCACCAAGGTACTGTCCTTGGTGATTTTAGCTTTTATGATCTTCATTATCTTCTATATTTATATTCGTTGACAAATTCGTTATAATAACGGTCTTCCGGAAGGGGAAGTGTTATTCCCAGTTCCGTGGCTGCATCTGCTTTGACCTTATTCAAAAAGTCCGTCATTTGCAGTGTGTTCAGTTTCGATGTGCTTCCGGCTATGACCGTTTCTTTTCCTTTGATAATGGTTGTCCTTCGTAGATATAGGTTGCAGTAATAATCGTGTACGTCCTGTTTGTCCGTTCCTGTTTCCTGTTCGATACAGGTAAACCAAAGCCACATTAGGGCGTTTTGACTTAATGTGCGCGGCTCTGTGTAACGTTCGATAATTAACCTGTAACGACCGTTACGGAGCTGCGAGCACATGAAATCAAAGGACTTGTTCAGTGTTACCACACCTTTTTCTTTTATAAGGATAGCTTCTTGTGCCATTATTCCAGTCCGAAAATCTTCTTGTCCGTGATAGATTCTCTATTAGCTTCCAAAAACTCTATGAAATGTTCTACGTGTGCCGTGAGCAGTTTCACTGTCTGTTCGTGATTGTAAGTATAATATTCCGGATATTGCGTACCACTGATAAGCGGTGTGCGGCTGGTACCGCCTTTCAGCGCATAAGCCGTAAACTCAAATGCCTTTATGCTTTCCATCTGACCGGAAGCAATTAGGCAATAAGGGTAGACATGGCGCTGCCACCCGTGGGCGTATTTGCCGAACTCGTATTTAGATGTGGATTTTATGTCATAAACAACATCCTTTCGGAGTTCGTCGATAAATCCGTATAACTCCACATTTCCGTACTGGGTAGGAAGAATGGCGGATACATAGACCTGACTTAATGAGCCTTTGAAATACTCTGCCTGTTCGATACACCATTGTCTGTCGAAAAGGAAATGCCGTGCAGGTGCGATATCCGTTGCTGGAAAAGCTACTTGTATGGTATTGGTTTCCTTATCGCCAATGATGGAGTAGGGGGAACGCTCTGTCGGCACGTGATTTTCGCAATGGACATAGCAGTCAATGATAGCATTGAAGGCTGTTCCCTTGTCGGCTGCTTCACTCTCAAACGGTACACGATTGATAGCATCCAGAAGGTCTTGCTTCAGGCTCTCTTCGATTTCTTCCGGAGAGCGTTTATACTCTCCGGTTTCATTATCAATGTTCCAGAAGTTTTCCACTTCTTCATCAGCTCTCAGATACTTGTCGAATTTGTCAAGTAATGAGGGATAGATTCTATAACTAGGCTGCTTCATATATTTTTTTTACTTTGTCGAATTTCAACCCTAATTCCTTGCATCTTTTATTCAGTAGCATACCTGCTTGTAATTTGCTGTCGAAGATATGCTGCAGGCTCTCCAGTGATTGTTTCACTTCGTTGGCCGTGTCCGCATCCGCTACCATGGCTATCTGTTCCTTGATAACTTCCATAAGACCTTCATATTCGGAGGACAGTTCTGCCTGTTTTTCCTGATAGGTCTGATAAGTGTTTACAATCTTTGTCATAAAGTCGTTCGGTCCGGTGATTGTACCTTCTGCATTAATGATAACTGGTATCTTTATGCGTGCCGGAAGATTGCAGGTATTCTTACCGTAGAATTTCTCGCACGGATCAAAAGAGATGGTTCTGTCCTTACCTATGGCTTCCATATAGCCTACAAGATCAAGCTCTTTAATCAGGTCACCGGCAGAAGAACCTCCGATTTCCGGGCGTATCTGTTTGTCCTCTCCGTTCTTTTCCTCGCGTTCATGGGCTACGAATATTACTGATTTACCCATTAGTGTGACTTGGTTTACGAAGTTGATGAACATATTCTTTCGTACTCCATATCCTTGCAGGGACAGTGTGCCATCCGCTTTCTTCATTTTGGGATTGTTTTTCATTATATATTTATCCATGAAGGATAACATTTTTCCTGCCGTATCAATAACGATGGTCTTGTATTCGGCAATTTCTCCGCTCGTAAGAACTTCATCCACCTCTTCCCATTTGGAAATTTGTACGGTGTCTACACGGTGGGCTGCATTCACACGGTGAACGCCACCGTCAAAGTCCAGGAGTAGTGGCTGGGGAGAGCTTAACGCCAGTGTGGTCTTTCCCATACCAGGTTGTCCGTAGATTAATGCCGACAGGGCATTCTTAACTGTCAGTTCGTTAGGTTTTTTGATAAGTCCCATAATCAATAATTTTTAGTGGTTAATAAATGAGTTAAAAAAAATAGTTCCCGGATAGTCGGCCAGGACACACCGGGATAAATAAGGATATAGAATATAACATATAAAGAGGGCTCTCACCTCACGCTGTCCTTTCCAGCGGCTTTGGGTTAAATTATTATCTAACAAATTGCTCTCTGCTTCACTGCCTTGAAGTCTCTAACATGGCTACGTTTAAAGGGTGTACGGCTCCCTCTCTTTGGGTGTGGGTAATACAGGATTCGAACCTGTATCTGTATTCCTCCTGAAAACAATCACAAACCGTCTGAACGTAAAGAAAAAAGTGAATACCGCTTTTCCATTAAGCTAATTACCCGTGTGGCTTATGCCACTTTCTTTTTTAATTTTCTAGGCTTCCTTGGCATTTTGACCTGTGCATAACGCAGGACATCACTGGCATTGCAGAACCATTTCCCGTTTTGTGCGCATGTAGGCTTGTCGGAACGTATTTTGTTTTCTTCGATCAGTCTGATAAGCCTTCCTATGCCTCCAACTATTTTGGCCGCTTCTCTTTTACCGAATGTATGAGTGTCCATGATGGCTAGGATGTCTGCTAGCCGTGCTTCTGCCGTTCCATCAAATAAGATGGATGTCCGTAGTTGGTTGTTAACTGTATAGTTCATAATCTGAATCTGTTTTTGTTCGTCTTGTTCTTGATACTTGGGTGGTTCTTGTCTTTGCTCTGCTGCATTGTCTCATGTCGGGATGAAAATCCAATGCGGCAATGACAAGGAACAGGATGGAGAAGAATAGCTCAAGCCCGTGTTTACGTATCTCTTTTATATCGAAGTTGATCTTCATGCGCTCACAGAACATGTATAATACAAGCTCGGTATCTTTGGAAATACCCAGCTTTTTGTATATATCCCGCTTCTGTGCTTTGATGGTCCATTCCGAGCGTTGCAGACTGTCGGCTACTTCCTTGTCGGCCAAACCCTTGCAATATTGTTCGGCGACAAGATGCTCGCGCTTTGATAGCGTAATCATGACACACGCTGGATTTTGAACTCTCCGCGCTTGCGGTCAACCTCTCCTGTTCGTTTCCAATCGGCATTTTCTACACACATCTCCAATCTTAGTCTGGAAATGGTTGTGTTGACGGAAGATATCGCACGCACAGGGAACACAACGATATCACCTACCTTCATCGCTCTCAATGTGGCCGCCCAATTTTCTGTTACTTTTACCATATTACTTTAATTTAGCGAGTTTAACGATGTTGTCTAGAGCATTAATGCTGCTTTCGTGTCGTGCCTGTAGGCGGGTGAACGAATCGAACCACATGTCGCTCTGTTCCTTGACTTCTTTAAGGTCTTGTTCCAGTTCTTGCACACGTCTTACAAGGTCTTCGTGTGTCATGCTTTGTAATTCTTCTACTGTTGTCATAGCTTTATTTTTTTTGATTTTCAATATTGTCAAGTTCGTTGCTTATCACTAATGATGTTACCGCGAAGGCGGTGGATGCTATCCAGAACCATACGCCCATATCGCACATGGTAATAAGGAGTATCGCGTATGATACTGCGCATAATATTGATATTGCTTTCATTTGATTGTGTATTAGTTTTGTTCCCCCAAACCAATCCGATTGGCGGCATCACGCTTTTATTGGGGGATTTACTTAACTTTGTGGTGTCAAACAAAAAATTAAGTATTATGAACAAGTTTGTTGAAATCACCGTGGATGGTGAAAAGTGCATCATCAATACAAGTGCAGTTCAGCTTGTAAAGCCTACCGATGAAGGTACATTGATTTTATTTCAAAATGGAGCTAAAATCCATACGGAATTTAGCTTTCAGGAGCTGTCAAATATTCTTCTGAACTAAAATTTCTTTCTTGTATATCGGGATAGTGAACAACTTTATGACAACGGTTTTGTTGATTATCCCGGTATCATCTTTTCCTATAAATCCATAGGGTGTAGGACGTATTTTTACTATTTTTTCAATTATTGCTTTCATTGTCATAAGTAGATATTATTAGTTTGTGCCCCGATAACCTCTCTCTGGTCTTCCCACCGGAGTTGTCAGCTACTGTTCTTCACTGCATAACCGTTCGGGGCATGATCGCCCTTACTTCGCCCGGCTGCTTGCATCGACCTTGTTACAGGCTGCTTGCTTCGACCGTTAGTTCTCGCGTCCTCTATGCTGGGATTGAGGGTAAGCGCCAGTATCGCTTTCTGGAACGGATTGCTAAGGGCAATCACTCCATGTAGTTCCTGCCATACCTTTTACGGATTGTTTCCGGTATCGAGACCGGACAGGATAATCCTGATTAATGTCCTTATTAATCTCCGCAGTACTGGGAGCCTAAATATCCACGGCTGTTGGAGTTGTAGCAGTCTGACCATTCGGCTTTGAAAGTGACTTTTTCTGCTTTGACCGGAGTGAACACCTTGTTATTTCTTTCTTCCTGTTGTCTTGCCAGCTCTTCCTGCATTGTAACATTCAGTTTTGCCAGTTTCCATGTTGATTTCAGAACTTCACCGAAGGTCTTGCCTTGTTTCTTGCCTACATACTTGTAAGTTCTGTGGGCATCTCTCATAATCTGTCGTAAATCGAATCTTTTCATTGTCTTACCTCTTTTTAGTTAGTCAATATT